AGTGTTGTGGGTATATCAAAATTGTATTGTGCAGGGTCTCCAAGGTTTAGTGTCCCTAGCCCTGTTTGCGTTTCTGCACCCGTTGTTGATCCAGCACTATAAGGAGTGGTTCCGGCCCATTGTCCATACAATAGGTGATACGGGTTTACGTCTCCATAAGGATTTGTTGGAAAACCCCCAGGAGTGTAGGGCTGTGTAAAATTTATGCTTGTGTCTACAGGATCGTCAGGGGGTGTTGTTTGGCCGCCACCAGCCCCTTGCAGAGCTGAGGCTATTGCAGAGTTAATTGATCCGCCTTCACCTAAAGCAGCGTCCAATGCCGCTTGTACTGAAGAGTCAACGCCTTCTTGTCCTAAGTATCCAGCGCCTTCTAATTGGCTTGTAAGGGCATCAATCCTACTCCCTGATTCCCCTAGTAAAGAATTGATTTGATCCACTGTCATATAACCTGAGTCCAATAGCGCTTGAATATCTTCCTGAGACATTCCCTCTATGCCTGTCTCTCCTGTTTGAGAGGCGGCGATTGCAGCATCTATTAACTGCTGAATAGTGGCTTCGTCTAAGGCTCCGCCTGTGGCGTCGGCAATCAGCGCTTGTATTTCTTCTGCGGTCAATCCATTAGCCAGACCCTCAGTAATCATAGCCTGTATTTCAGCTTCGGTTAGTCCGCCCAAAGATTCAAGAGACGCCTGTGCCTCAGCTATCAGAGTTTGTATTTCTTCTGGGGTTAGAGTTCCGCCTGTGGCGTCATCAATCATGGTTTGTATGTCTTCCGGGCTCATTCCATTAGCCAGACCCTCAGTAATCATGGTCTGTATCTGTTCTTGGGTTAGTCCGCCCAAAGATTCAAGAGACGCTTGTGCATCCGTGATCATAGTCTGTATATCTTCTGGGGTTAGGGTTCCGCCTGTGGCATCATTAATCATAGTCTGTATGTCTTCCGGACTCATTCCATTAGCCAGACCCTCAGTAATCATCTGTTGTATTTGAGATTCGGTTAGTCCACCTAGAGCCTCAAGAGACGCCTGTGAGTCTGCGATCATCCGTTGTATTTCGGCCGGGTCCATAGGACCGCCATATTCCTCAATCATTTTTAGTACGGCTTCCGCGCTCATGCCGTTAGCAAGTCCGTCATCAATCATCTGTTGAACCACGTCTGCCGTCATATACTGACTCAGGTCCGTGTTAGGCATGAAATCCTTTCCCCATACTTCCATGGCGTCGCGTAGTTGATCATCTATACTAAAACCCTGCATGGCTGCTGCTATAGCTGCGTCCATATCTCCTGTTTGAGCGTAGCCGCTTAAATCGGGCCCCTCTTGTCCGGCAAACGCTGCGTCGATCATCTCTTGGATGTCTCCTGTTTGAGCATAGCCGCTTAAATCGGGTCCCGCTTGTCCGGCAAGCGCTGCTTCAATAGCTTTCTCTATGTCTCCCTGTTCAGCATAGCCGCTTAAATCGGGTCCTGTTTGTCCGGCAAGCGCCGCTTCAATGGCTGACTTTATGTCTCCCTGTTGAGCATAGCCGCTTAAATCGGGTCCCGTTTGTCCGGCAAGCGCCGCTTCAATTGCGGTGTCTATGTCTCCCTGTTGAGCGTAGCCACTTAAATCGGGTCCGGCTTGTTCGTCGAGCATTTTTTTGACTAAGGCTTGAATTTCTTCTGGACCCATTCCTTGAGAAAGAGCCTCATCTATCATAGCTTGAATTTCATCAGCCGAAGGACCTCCTTGTGGGTCCCCAATTTTAGGGTCCCTATCCTCTTTAGGCGGATCATATAAAGGATCATCAAAAGGATTATTTTTGTCTCCTGGCGGCATTATTTTCCTTTGTTTTTAGGTTGGTTCATTTTTTCACGGGAGATAGAGGCTCTGAGCGCTGCAATGTCTTCCTGACTTCGCATCTTCTCTTCGTCGGTTTCTTCCCGTACTTCCATCTTTTCTCGCTCAAGAGCTAATTTGTCTTCAGCGATACGTTTATCGTCTTCGTTCTCTTGTGATCTTATCATAAGTTCTTTTTGTTTCAATTCCAAGACACCTTCGTTGTCTTGAGGAAGGTCCATTACTTCATTAACCCTTGGCATAAGTTCTTCGAGTAGATTAGCTTCCGTTTGGGCTTTAATTTGTTCTCTTACAGGGTTAGGCGGCATAGGTTGTGGTGGCATCCCGCCTTGTTGAGCCATCATTTGTTGTTGCTGCATCATCTGTTGCTCTTGCATCAGTTGTTGCTGTAATTGCGGGTCTTGTTGCGCCATTTGTTGTAACTGTTGTTCGGCTATCTCCTCTGCTTTAAAAGCAACGTGTTGAAGAATATCTGTTAGTAAAGAGGTGGCTACAGGAGGATTCATAGACGCCATCGGGTTTTCTAAAAACGTGATGTGCGATTCAATGTGGGCATCGTGGTCCTGATCCGGGAACGCCTGCAAAGGGGCACCCATCAAAGCTGCTGCATTTTCCAGTGCCGGACTTGTCGGTTGTGGTGGCGGTGGATCAGGTAAGAGTAGCGTTTCAATGTTCTGTGAACCAAGGGCCGTGTACATTCGACGATAGGCTTCTTTAATATTGTGTATGTCCGGGTTGCTTTGCACCAGTTGCAGTTCTTGTTGTGCCAAAGAAATTCGTTGGGCAAAAGAGAAAAAGTTTGGATCAGAGACCGGAATAACATCAATACGACCATCAAAGTCTTGTTGCTTGATCATCTGGTCTCCACCAACAACCTGATAAGGGTATTCTGGTGGAAGGAACTCTGAGAACACTCTGGCTAATATTCTAAATTCTGTTTTTTGGGCATAGTGCAATCGTTTGTGGACCGCGGACATGACCTTGGTCCCCTGTTCAAGAAGTGCCAAAGTGGTACCAACAGCCGCCTGTTCATTGCCCTCACCCACCTGCATGTCGGTCACAGCAGCAAAGCGTTGTCCGGCTTCAACACAAAAACCCATTAATTGAAATAAAGTAGCGCTTGGTTCCTTATAAGGCAGCGGCATCAGTGCATCTTTTAAAGCTCCGCCGGGTGCGTCTACGTCTCTAAATTCTCCGGGCTGTAATGGTGTTTCGTCATCTCTTATTCTTATGCCTCTGGCTTTAAAACCAGCGGGGAGATTGGCCAGGGTTCCTGCGTCTATGAGTTGTCTGAGGGCCGCTGTTGCGGTTCTGGAGAGTCCCCCGATCATGTGAATTAAACCAAAGCCGTAGAAACCCAGTCCTGGGAGAAACTTGTAGTGTACAAAATAAGGGATTTTCTTTTTTTGTGCGTCGTCTTCATAATAGTTACGTCGAATGGATAAAACCTGACTTGAGGTTCTATCAATAGTAATAATAAACGGTAGATGTAGCCCATCGGGGTCTTCAAAGCCGACCAGTTCCATGGCCACATGAAACTCCAGAAGTTCATACATCATGTCATTGCCCGAACCGCTAATGCCTTCTAGTTCTTCTACCTTATCTTGGGTGGTGGTTTGGGTGGTGATGTAGGTTGGAGTAATTTCAATGTCTCTATAAAATCCGGACAATTGTTGATTGCGGATTTCGTTGTAGGTCATCTTTACAATGTGAGTGATTCTTGTGCAGGTTCCCAAATCGCTGGCCGCGTACGGCACCACTAAATCTTCGACCGGAACAAAACGGCTCACGGCCCGTTGAAGACTGGTGTCATAATAAACTTTCTTAAACGCTGATCCGGCAAGCGGTAAATAGAACAACAATTGATCCATTTCCGGCGTGTATTCTTCCATGACCGTTGTAATCTCGTAGTTCATAAACTCACGCACACGATCAGCTTGAGCTTCTATTTCAGGAGTCGCTAGACCGAGGACCTCGGTTTTTACCGGTCCTTGAGCGGGTAGTAGTTCTTTAAAGGCTTGAGCTTGAAATTGAGTAACGGATTCTGCTAATAATGGGTGGGTTACGCCACTTGCACCAGGGAACGGTCGATCACGGTCTTCGTATCTAAACCCGAGAAGATCCAGTCCTTTAACATAAGCGTCTTCCCATTCGTCCCGACTCATACGGTCTTCTTCAAAATCACCGAGCAACTGGGCAGCGACTGCTCCAAGTTCGGATTCATCCATGTAATCAGCCAGGTTGGCGTTAAAAGGAATGGTGTCCTCGACGTTCATTTCATCGGGCATATAGTCAAGAACGGCACTGCCGTCTTGACCAAAATTAACCTCTACATCGCCGTTTTCCGGGACGGGGGAGTCAATTTCAACCTCTTGTCCTGCTTCAATATCCAAATCAATCAGGTCTGTGACCCGATCAATGTTAGTCGGTTTATTAATTTCCTCGAACGCCATTTAGTTTTTTAAAAAACGCCCGTAAACTTAATGCCTCTTTCAGCCGCTCCGCCGCCTCTGGACTTACCTTTTCCGGCACCGGGTTGTGGCCCTTTGGTGGTTTTCATTTCTTTGGTTTTTGCATAAGGAACAAAGCCTTGGTCTTTTATATCTAGGCCTTTAATGATTTTAGGTGCTTTCGCCATTTTTTCTCTCCAGATTTATACTATATCAGTTTATAGAACTTTCAGGGTCTTCGCAAATTAGCTTTGTAATTTGGGATGAGACCTCCCAGTCCTTTTTTGGGTATTTTAGGTGCTTCTTTATAGGGCTGTGGACGACGGACCATGGACCATCTTTCTCCGCTGACGTGTTCAAACCCGTTTGCTTCGTACCACTTTACTAATCTCTCGTAGCTGCCTTTTTCAAACTTCTGTGCATATTTAGCAGCGTCTTTTCTCTGTTGTTCGTAGGCTTTTGAAAACTTGGTTGTGTCCATTTTTTTATCCAGTTGTTTAAAGTGATCGTCTAATAAACGCATTTTATCGGTTTTCCAATCCGTTATATATGAAGGAGACATGTGAACCTCAATTCCTAGTCTGTCTAAAACAGGGCCTTTTACTTTATTTATCAGTCTTTGAGCGCCTACCGGGGTATGAGAGCGCAACGACGCCACACCAAACTGGTTGTTAATGTCCGGGTACATATTCATTCTAATAACCGCATCTGCCATACCGTCTTTACCGCCAAGAACAATTTCCATTCCTAAATCTGGTCTTTCGGTAAATCCGTCTATGTTGTCAAAATCACCTCGACTATGTGCTCTGTTACGAAAATAAAGTTTTCCTTCCTCTAAAACCTGTGGTTCTCTTTTGCCCGGCGTGCCTTTTAAGGGCACCATGCCGAAGTCTTCGAGTTCATCCACTACTTTACGCATGTTATAAAGCACCCCTTCAACGTCATCCAGTCCTGCGTGAAGCGTGCTTCTGGAATGTTCTATGTAGTCGTCCGCCACGTCCATATAATCGAGCAGCTCTTCTTTGGTGCCCACTTGCCAAGGGGTGCCAACATCTTTTAAAGACCTTTCAGCCACGCCTTTTTGCTTTTCAAAATCCTGCATCGTTTCTAATAAAGACCTTCCTTTCAGTTTTTCGGCGCCTTTGCCCATTTTTCCAGCGCGGACCAGTTTCTCAATCTGTCTTTCAATAAACGACATGCCTTTTGTCATGCCCATAATCCCCACTGACTTTGCCATTAGTTCGGGGTTGGTCAGGCCGCCCATCAGTTCTCCGAGTGTTTCCAGTCCGCCGCCTTCACGTTCCAACCCCATTTTCTCGGCGAACCATTCGCCCCCGCCCACAAGGTCTTCCGGGAACCAAGGCTCATCTTTCATGGGCCCTTCTCGAGAGGAGAACCCTTTTTTAAGAACATGGCCCAGGTCCCTGGGCAGACCGGCCAATAACGGAACGTTCCGAGCAAGACCTCTGCCTAGCTGTCGGTATTCTTCTCTTCCGGGGGTGATAGCTTCATCCATGCCTCTCTGTCGAAGAAAGGCACCTAATAGTTCTTTGTCTGTTTTTTCCTGCTCTGTTGCCATTAGTAATATTCTTTTCTAGGGGGCGTATAATCGCTGTCCATTAGCTCATCTGATTCTAACGCGATAAACCCACCTTGTCGATAACGCATCAAGGCTTGGGTGGTGCTGTCCACCAAGTCATCGTGGTCGCCAAAGGGAAACGCGGCACATTCCTCGATCAGTTCGTCCGCCCAACGTTTGTCCGGGGCCCAGACCATACCGGCTTCCAAAAGCGGAGAGATGGCATTGACCCGGGCAATCTTGTCCTGACCCCTGTTCGGCGAATAATTGAGCACCGGAATACCGGTTTGCCGGAGTTCGTGAGTGAGCGGTAGGCCACTGGCTTTGGCCTCAACAATGACAATATCGGGTTCCCAATACTCGTATTGTTCAAAGGCTTCATTTTTAAGTTCCGGAAAGTTCCAACGCCCTTTACGCACATCCA